TATACGTACATACGTCTATAGATCATGTGTGTTGTGTGCTCCATTTACCTAGAATATATTCCATTCTTGTTGTTGTTCTGTTTGTGTGCAGATTTATGGGTTTAGGTGGTCTTTTGTGGTCGCCTAAGCCCATTTTTTTGTGTGTTTTTTTGTTTGTTTTTTATTGTTTTTGGTGTGTTTTTGGTGTTTTTTCTAGATAAATAGTCTATTCCTTAGGATAATATAATACTTTATATCAAGTAAGTTGAATCAAGCCCATTATTAAGGGGTTTTCAACAAACTATATTATTAATTATCATATCTTCCCTAGTCAGATGGTCTCTACTCTCCTCTCTATCTAGGTATCTATCCTCCTTCTATCTATGGAGAATAAGACGGTACTTATTCTGAATAGAATTATCCTAATGACCCGCAGATTACATGGGTGTAGTCAAATACTAGGCGGGTTAGATATCTCCTCTATCTCTATAGGAATATCCCCTTAGGCCGGCCAAGGTAATCCCTCTACGTTCTCAGAGGGTATAGCTATACGTATAGCCCTGGTTACTGACCTGTCTGATCCAACCCCCAAAAATTTTTAGCATTTTTTTTCTTACAAAGAGTTTGTAAAAAACATTTACCATAATTAGTAATACATTTGCCGCACTTATATACAAACGCAGAGAGTCATTACTCGAATACATTAAAAAAGAGTTTGTAAAAGACATTTACAAACGGTTGTACAAAAACATGTCCACATGTTTTTGTACAACCGCATTACCCTGTAGACATCCATAATTAGTAAGAGCCATGATTCCAATTACATACTGAATTTTCCTCAAAGTCTTTTACAAAAAAATTGGTGTACGTTTGACGCACGCGGCTAAACGTACACCAACAAAGTCAAAAAAAAGAGCCAGGTGCTTTGTTAGCACCTGGCTCTTTGTATTACTTACGTCCGATAATTACTCGTCCGTCAGTCAGGACGACAAAATCGAACTCATCCTTTGGAAGCCCAGCGGAATTCCAAGCGGATTGCGCTCGCTGTCGGTAGCGGGAGAGCCAACGGTTTTGGAACACCGCCTCAGGATCAGCGTCAGGATTAGCCTTGGCAATGCCAGGCTTAGCCTTTGCGAATTCCTGCTGGTATTCGTCATTGTCCAGGTAGGCTTCATGGTAGGGCAAACCCTCACCATGTTCCAGGGACAAAAGATCAGCAATGAATTGCGGATCGTGTTTGGCAACTCTGCCCTTTTTCCTGCGCTCAGCCCTGATCGCACTCAGGTCAATAACCTTGGGGTTGGACATTGGATTACCTTTCAGAACAGTCAGGTTGCCCTGCTGTACCCCTTACCTTATCATAGGTCAGGAAAGCGCACTAAATTCCAGAGAATAACCAAAGCCTAATTGCTGGTGTACAAAATAGCCGCGTGCGTCCTTTGTACACCAGCAAACCCGGTGTAGAGAAAGTATATATTAAACCCTGAGAGTGGTGGTATGGCAAGAGCTGGTGTTCAAATGACGCATGCGGCTGCTTTGAACACCAGCAAGGGCAAAGATAAGCCCCGTGACCAGGGGGAATGGTCACGGGGCTATCTTCCGCAGGAGCGAGTGGTGCTACTTGCGCCCGATGAGAATGCGTCCGTCATTCAGAATGACGAAATCCATCTCCTTGTCGGGCATTCCGGCGAGGCTCCACGCCGACTGTGCTCGTTGGCGGTAGCGTGAAATCCACCGGTTCTCGAACACGGCCCGTGCTTCGTTCTCGTCGCACTGCTTCTCTCGCATGATGACGGCGAGAGCCTTCTTCTCTTCGGCCTTGTAGGTCGATGAGGTGAGGAATGCTTCGTCGTAGGTCAGGGCTTCCTGGTGGTCCAGTGCCTGAATGTTGGCGATGAGAGCCGGGTCAGCAGTAGCCACCCGTCCCTTCTTGCGTCGTTCCCCTCGCAGACTGGCGAGGTTCACCTTAGTGGGTTCTGACATGGCTTGCTCCTTGTGAACGGTCAGGATCTCCTGCCGTGACAACAGATTAGCATACGCTCGGAAACCGCACTAAACATGGAAGAAGGCAGACACCCTAAGTGCTGGTGTACAAATTAGCCGCATGCGTCCTTTGTACACCAGCACGCCCAGTATTATATATATATCTATTCAATCCTGAGATGGGATGGGTCATTCGGGCGGGTGTTGGGGGGCCGCCGAAGCGACCCCCCTTGCTTTCCCCACTTCCTACTGGAGAGCCTTCTCAGCCTGCTCGTTCATCAACGCTGCGTGCTGGGTGAGAATGGCAGTGACGACACCGATCAACTTCTCGGCTGGAATGTACAGCGTAATGTCGCCGGAGCCGATAGCGTGGAAGCCGACCGTGACCGTCTTGCCGTGGTCACGAATCGTCACCATGATCGAATCGTTCTTGTGGAAGTGGTGGTGAGTAGATGAGTTCATCATCATCTCCTATGGGAACGGTCAGATGTTCTCTGCCGTGATTACATCTTAGCCTATGCCTAGAAACAGCACTAAACTCAGAAGATAACTCAAACCAAGAAAGTTGGTGTTCAAAATAGCCGCATGCGTCCTTCGCACACCAACACGCCGGGTATAGAGAATATATATATTCAACTTAAAGGTCTGGGTGTGTTGATCGGGCTGGTGTCCTGCCCCGCCGAAGCGGGGCAGGTTGGGATGGCGAGTCCCGTCAGAGTTCGCTTTCGAGAACAGCGAGGCTCATCCAGTTGTACAGCCAGCCAGGTTCGGACTGGTTGCCCCAGGGCAAAGTCCCGATGAGAGAAGAAACTTCGGGGAACGAGTCACGAATGGCACGTTCGATGTTCTTCATCTCACCGTCGATCCCAGCCTGGCAGAAGAGGCTCACAACGCCGACGAGAGCCTCCGCCGGAATGGTGTCGGGCGCTTCTTCGATGAGTCGAATGATCATCGTGAAAGCGATGACCAAGCACTCACCGGTGATCATGGTGAGCGAGTCGTTCACCTTATTGTGTTCGGACATGGCACTACCTTTCCTAGGAACGGTCAAGGTTTCCCCTGCCGTGATAACAGCATACATCATGCCAAGAAATCGCACTAAACTCAGAACATTCACCAACACGTAAACGCTGATGTTCAAAACAGCCGCATGCGTCATTTGCACACCAGCACGCCGGGTATGTAATATATATCTATTCAATTCTGGTAAATACCTGGCTCATTCGGGCCGGTGTTCCGCCCCCGCCGAAGCGGGGGCTTCACACCAGATCAGGCGACGATCTCCTTGAGCACCCAGACCTCAATCGTGGTCTTCACTTTCTCCACGAATGCCTGGGTCGCCTCGCCCGTGTCGATCAGCCATTCGGCATGATCGCTCGCCATGACGGAATCTTCCAGGGTCTCACCGTTGTCGTTCTCGGTGTGCTCCTGATCGTCGCCGTTCTGATCGACGTAACTGACTCGCCAGTAGACGCTCATTGAACGCCTCCTTGTGAATGGTCAGATCCTCTCTGCCATGAGAACATCTTACACCATGTCCAGAAACCGCACTAAACGTCGCCATTCATCACCATCACAAATGCTGGTGTTCAAAACAGCCGCATGCGTCATTCGCACACCAGCTGCCCCAAGTATATATATTCAATTGCTGAGAGTGTCTGGTCCGATTGGACGGGGGTTCTCCCCCGCCGAAGCGGGGGAGTTGGTCACTTCTTGCGTGACTCCCTGCGGAACCCGTCGAACTGGAAGCCCCGATCTTTCTCGGTGGTTCCACCCCAGATGCCGTGACCCTCGTCCTTGCCCATGTCGTAGCAGTCGCTACGCATGGGGCAAGTTGAGCAGAGTTGTTCGATCAGGACACTGGCTCGTTTGAGCCAGACCCGTCGCAACTCACCGTAGGCAGGAAACATCTCCTGCGTCCGGTCGGAACAAGCAGGTCGCATGGCAACCTCCTTTGTGAACGGTCAGGACTTCCCTGCCGTGACCATTACCTTATCATAAGCCCCGAAACCGCACTAAACGTCAGCACATCTTCACATCATAAAAGTTGGCGTTCAAAGCAGCCGCATGCGTCATTCGCACGCCAATCCAACCGGTGTAGAGAATATATCTATTCAATCTGAAGGTGCAATAGGGGCAATCGGACGGGGGTTCTCCCCCGACCCTTTCGGGTCGGGGGAGTCTCTCACCATTCGTCGTCGCCGTAGAGTTCAGCGAGGGCTTCGGCTTCCCTCGCCCAGCAGTTCTGGTGATCTCCTTCGATCAACAGAAGCCGATCCTCTTGCGAGAGGGTAGCCAGTCCGGTTTCGGAGATGTGCTTACCGCCGAGCCATTCGAGATACGGTTCGACGGGAAGTTCCATCTTCGAACGCGCTCCGCAAAGCGCACACGGTGGTGTGATCACCGTGATCGGATGGGGAAAGATGTTGACCATGATCAACTCCTTCGTGAACGGTCAGGTGTTCCCTGCCGTGATAACAGCATAGCATGAGTCAGAAACACGCACTAAACCTTCGCAACAAGGCACACCACAAACGCTGGCGTTCAAAACAGCCGCATGCGTCATTTGCACGCCAGCCTGCCGGGTAATGAATATATATTCAAAGTAAGGTAATTGGTAGGGCATAGGGGCGGGGGTTCACCCCCTGAGCCGAAGCTCAGGGGGTGCGGTCTCAGGAAGCCATGTCGTCCGAGAGGACGAGGGCATATGTTGAGAGTGCGAGAGTGCCGAACAGTCCGACCATTGCGCCCCAAATCTCAGCGACCTCGAAACCGATCTTCATTCCGACCAGCCAGCCGAGCGAGGTGGTGATGAGGTTCCCAATGACCAAGCCGAACGCTATCCCCTCGCCTGGTCGTTTCTGACCGAGTGTGAGAATGATCGGTGTGAGAGCAAGCGCACCGATCAAAACTGCCATGATGTACAGCATTTCTATCCCTTCCCCAGTTCGTTTGTTCCCTGGTGATACCTAGCATAGCAAACGCTACAAAACCGCACTAAACCTGAACAAACCACAACACCTACTCTGCTGGAGTACAAGATAGCCGCATGCGTCCCTTGTACTCCAGCGTTATTATGTCAAGAGGTATTGACTATGGTTAACAGAGGAAAATTGGTAAGAAGAAAAAAACAAAGTAACACTGTACGAATATATACTCAATTTTTGGTTAGGTTGGTTTAGGGGTGGTTGGGCGGCCATGAGGGGAGTAAGCCTCGGTGGATGGGGCCGGAGGGGGGTTCCCAGTCGTCTATGTCGCAGGGCGGGCTGTAGGGGATGCCTTTGCCGGGCCATGATGTTGTTACTTGTGTCCATTCGGGTGGGAATGCCATCGTGGTTGTAAAATATTCGGGGGTGAGGGGGTTTTCTGCTCTTCGGTAGCTAAAAATCTCTATATCGGATCCTAGGAGGAAATCTACGCAGTCTGGCCATTGTTCGTAGGCGGGGTCAACATAATGTACGAGCTTAGATATTCCTGAGGAGGCTATGAGCTTGCAGCATCCAAAACAGGGCGGGCCATTGATAATGAGCGTGCCATTTTGTCTTGAGTTACTATCTGACCAGAGTAGGGCGTTTGCTTCAGCGTGGTTGGCTATACAGTTGTCGTAGGTGGTTCCTGGGGATGATTGTTCTGATAGTCTGGGGCATCCTCCTTGGTTGCAGTGGGGGTGTCCTGGTGGTGATCCGTTGTATCCGAATCCTACGACCCGATTGTTGGGGGCGAGGATGAATGCGGCGTATTGTTTTTTGCTGCATGTGGAGAAGAGTTGGGCCATGTGGTCGCATGCTTGCAACCATTTTTCGTGCTTACTTGTAACCTGCTTATTCATCATAATATTATACACCTAAGATGTCGTGAATTATGGGGGATCTGTATAGTGTTTCGGGTCTGCCACCTGGTTCTGCCACACAAAAAGCGGGCTTACTAGGCTACAAAAAACAAACCAGCAGGTAGAGAGGGTAATGTTAGTTATTTTTCGGTCCCACACGGTCAATATCATCACGAAGAGCTTCTTGCTCTAAAGCGTGAAAAGCATCTTTCCAAACCTTTAAAGCCCCGGCCATCTCATCATGATAATCCAAAGCAAAATAATCAGTACTAGCATGATTCATATCTTGTTCGGCCTTTATATAATTACTTATAATCCCCCGAAGTCGTTCTGTTTGCTCTTTTTCTTTTTCATATAAGAAAGTCATACGATTAGCCCGACCTTCTTCACCCGCTGCTTGACGCAAAATAGAGTTCTCTTCAATTAATCGCCTAAGCTCAACCGATGCCCGACATTGTAGACATTCTCCGCAGTAGTAAGCCCCCATCACCGCACAATTAGCGTCCAGCTCGGCTATCAGATAGAGAGTTGGGTCGTCATTCACCACGCACCGCCTGTTCGTACTCGGCAAGTATCCTCTGTTTTTCTTCTGCAGTAAACAACTGCCATTTGCCTACATGATCAATAGCGTGTTGCAGACATTCCCGTAGCCGTTCAATTTCGGAAGCAGCCTCCCAGCAGAGTGACCCCACACGCCCGGCCTCTTCTAGTCGGGTCACGATGTCATCCATATTTCCACTTACGAGATAACCGTCATTATGATCATCTTTTAATGCCGGATTGCTTGCAATAGCATTATTGTCAGTCATTATCTATGCTTTCAATAGCCGGCCTGGAAGAGTAATTCATCGGGGTAAGAAACTTATTCTGATAATTCTTATCCGGCTCAAGAATCATCAACGCAATCGTACAATACCCGACAATATCAATAAGAGTATCAATCAAAGACTCACCATTAACCGAATTAGAATCAATAGCCTTTTTAATGTTACCCTGAGTCTTAAGAAGAAGATTGTTTAATCTGGCAACCTTATCGAAAAGACGGACAAGGATACCCGTCACCCCGAACTTCATGATGTTCTCAGGGCCATAGTCCTTCTGCTTATTGATTAAGATACTACTTATATAGTGCCAATCAATATGAGGATAGTTATTAGTAGAGTCAATAATATGTATCGCATAGCCAGCTATGTCAAAAAAGATAGGATTATCATCTATACGATTAATGATATCATTTGTTAGCGGCTTAGACAGCCCCTCTGTTTCTGTGATCATGTACTCCAGCATCGCATTAAGTTGCTCAACGGGGTAGATACCCTCTAGCTTTTCTAGTGCTGTATACCACTGGTAGTAGTGGTCATATATATCTTTTACTTGCTGTTCGCAAATATCTTCCCAATGATAATCAACATGCATGCTCTTCATGATGACATAGCCTCAAAAGCGCCAGTAACAGCGCAACTACTGCATCTGGTTTTCATCCAACCCATCTTTCTATTAGTAATGGTTCCTTCTTTACCACAAGTCTCACATGTTTTGGCAGATTCAATTTCAGCCTGCCTAACATAACGATCCATAGCCTCTTTGATTGAAAGAGTTTTAATATCAGATCTGTAATAGTATCTTAATGTACCAAACTTTTCTTTAATCTGTAGGATCTTATAGTCTGGATCAAGCATTTCAAGTTTTCTATTGCACCTGATTATGATCTCGTTCCAGCCAGGGCCAGGTAAGGATTTATCATCAGTCATCCTACTTCTTATTTTGTTCAAACTTTCTTCTACGCTGTTCAACTCTCATCTCCATTAAAACACTTTTAACTTCTTGATAAAGACCCCAAGTCATTGGAATCAAAATAGCCATGACTATTATAAACACAGTTTTAAAGTACCAACCCTGATTTAGGACATTATCTCTAAAATCATTTAAATATGGGAAAAATGCGATCATTTTTTTTGCTCATCTATTTCTTTTTGACATTTTCTATAAAGACCTCTTGTGTTTATCGATTTAAAAACTTTTCCATAACTTTTGTGCCATAACACTGAGTATACAGAATCGTCGCCCCATATATGCTTTAAGTTCTTTTGTCTTTTGAATGGTATAATATGAATTAAATTATCTTTAAAATTAATTTCAAAATTTTCTTTAGTCGTAGGATTTATTATTACGTTAATATGGTGATAATAATCAGTGTTAACAACCCCAGGCATAATGCTATAGTCACTTCTTGGCTCCCACAGCGCAGGAAGTATCAAGCAAGACCACCCTTTTGGTGTCTTTATGGCCCAAGGGGTTTGTAGCTTAATAAAGCTAGAGTTTTTTATTTCTCTAACATCTGTCGCTGGACATTCTCCTACTTGATCATAAGAAAATTCATCAATACCAAAGTTACCATATGGTGTATCAAGATCATAGAATGCTGCCCACGAATCATTAATATATGAAAATTCAATGTCGGCCCACATTGGCATTGTAAAACCATTTTTTAAATAGTCCACCACACCATGACATGATGACAATGATCCGTTTCCACGTTTAATATTCTTCCACCATACTGGCATTTTTGAACTGTTATCTATAATCATTACATCATTAGACATCATAAACATAGATTTAGTAGAAAATATTATGTATTTATTTTTTTTTATTTTATTTAAATCATTTGGCTGTGTTATTTTAATTGCTTTATCTCTTTTTTTATTTAAAAAATTAATCATATAGAAACACCACAATCTATATTAAACACAGAACCAGTAACATGCTTTGCTTTATCGCTGGCTAAATACAAATATAATTCTGCAACGTCATCGACGGGGATCAATTCATTAACAAATCTACTAACTAGATTGAAGTCGGCATTCTCAGGTAGATCCTGTTTTGATACGAATGGAGTATCTACACCACCAGGGGATACAGCATTAACTCGAATATTAGTATTTTTGTATTCATATGCTAGTTCTTTTGTTAGACCAACAACTCCCATCTTACTAGCGACATAGGCTGCACTCCAAGGCAAAGCAATGTCGGCTGCCATAGAAGATGTGTTTATAATACAACCACTATTTTGTTTAATCATATGCTCCAAAGCAATGGAGCATGAATAAAAAGTCCCATTTAAATTTGTAGAAACGATCTCGTCAAATTCTGATGGCTGAATTTCATGCGAGTGCTTCATTTTATTGATACCAGCAGTATTAACCAGAATATCAACACCATCAAGTTTAACAACTGCATCGTTAATTGACATTAACAGTGAATAATAATCACGTACATCTGTCTGGACAGCGAATGATTTTTTACCAGCAAGAGAAGCTGTCTCTGAACAGTTGCTTTCATTCTTGCTGAGACAAGCAACACTAGCGCCCTTTTTGGCAAACTTAATTGCAACTGACCTGCCAATGCCAGTTCCAGCACCAACCACAATTACTTTTTTATCAAGAAACTCAAACATTTGACTTCTCTGCTTTTCTTTCTTGTGTAGGGTCAATAATCAAATATGTACCTCTACTGACTTTTTTAAAGAATCCCCTATTAGCATTTATGTAATTATATAAAGTAGGGGTGGTGATTTCACACTTCTCAATAATTTCATTTGACTTAAGTGTTTTGCCAATGTTGTCTTTAATAAATGAATCAAGCTTAGATGTTTTAGCACCACGCTTTTTCTTTTCGATTGGCCTAATCTCTGAGAAGTTAAACTTATCCCACCATTTTTGGGCGAGATCGTGTGAAAGAGAGTAGTAGGAAATAATTTGACTTAAAGTCTTTCCATCTCTAACACCAGTAATGATTGAGCACGCTGTTCTATTATCTTCTGGGCTTATTGGCCGTGGAAGGCTTTGTATTAGTCTTTCTGCTTGAACTGGGCTTAACATTTAGGGGTTTACCTTTCGTGTTTGTTGGTTTCCGAACCTCATCAAGGATCGCGTCTGCCTCCGTGTACTTACGGAAGTTTAGCACACAATTCTTGAGAACGGCGGATCCCGCCGAATATTTTTGGGTGTCCAATTCATAAGTGCATGCAATGTAGTAATAATCATCATCTTCTGCAACGAGGTAGCCCACCGCACTTAAAATGCACATTGTGTGCTTTGTTCCTAAATCATACCAATCGTCGTCAATGCTAAAATGGTCTTCCCAGAAGACCTCCACAAGCGGCGGTAGAGCCGGATATTTATCCATTATTCCTCCAGATCAAGTGGAGCGCTTTCCGCACCATAAATAAACTTTCGTAATATTTGCAGCCAGAAAGCGCTCCGTAGAGTTATTATATCATTTATTTTCCTATTTAGTCAGAATACCGTAAATTTCTTTAATTGGAGAACCAAGACATACAAAATTGTTATCATAAATAATATTTGTTATATTAATTGAGTCTTTTATCTTAAAAAGATTTTTTAAGTATATATGTAAGTGATGCCTGATTGCTCGGTATGCAATACAAAAATGATTGCCCATGCCAAACTCTAATGTTCTTATATTTATATTTCGATTAATATTGAAAGTATTAGAGTCTTCACCAAATATTGTTTCATCAAAATTAGCAGAACCAAGTAATAATATAATATTATCTCCTCTTTTAATTTTTTGATTATAAATAACATAATCATGTAAGCACTTTCTAGATATGTGAGAATTAAATGTAATATATCTTATTGATTCATCTACAAAATTTAATAAATTAGAGCTATTCATATTTAAAAATGTATTTTTATTATTGTTAATTGCAAATAAAATTCCATTTTGCAATCCGGTAATTGCTGACTGTGTTTCTTTAATATGAGAATTAACAAATTCTATTAAAATATTTTTATAATAGTCATATTCATTTATATTATTTATATTCAAATAATCTATTAAATTTTTATAGATATTAAAATTTGAAATATATTCATTAGTTGTTGGGCTTATTTTGTGGTAAATCTCAGTAAAATTAAAATAATCTACATTATTTATTAATTCATTATATAAATTAATTTCAATATCAGAAAAATTTATAAATGAATATATAAATGATAAAGATGATGGATAGTTTAATTTTTGTGTTAAATTAATTTCTTGCTCAATTGGTATTGATGAAAAAACTTTATTTAGTAATAATAAATTTTTTTGAATAAAAGATTCTGTTGGCATCCCTTTAAAATACAATTTATAAAACTCTACTATTAAATGATACTTATCGTAGCCATCTAATTTATTCTGTATTAATTCTTCTTCTGAGCTACTGTTTGATAGAGCATTAATATTGTTACCGGCTCCTATTGGGAAATGACTATCATCAATTAATATATTTTTAATATCCGAATACCTACTCAACACCCAAGCATTGTATTTTTCACTCCAAAAAATTGGAGAATTTAGTCTTAAATTTTTATAATATTCAATTGTTTCTTGAATATTACTTGATGAAAAAATTGTTATATCATTCATAATTTTTTATGAAAATTCAACTATTAAATTTTCAATAAGAGTTCCTGTAAAATTTCTTTCTTTTTTAAGAGAAAAGTTTTTAACTTTAATATTATTATTAATAATAAAATCAAGGAAACACTTCAACTGAATATTTGCCAAAGATGCCCCAATACATCTATACATTCCATGACCAAAAACAAGATTTATTTTATTAAAATTTCTATTGATACAAAAAGTATCTGCGTCTGGACCAAACTTTTGCTCATCAAAATTAGCAGAACCGATCAAAAAAGCAACTCTTTGGCCTTTTAATATTTGTTTATTATATAATTGAATATCTTTATCTGCTGTTCTTATAAGATGACTTTGAATTAGGGCATGCCTTAAAGATTCTTGAATAAAGTTATTTTTATTTTTTTCATTTTTAAATGTTTTTTCAAATTCTTTCTTATATATATTTGAATAGTAAGCAATGCTAGGCATTGTGCCAGTTAATGAATTTGAACCGCCAAGAAAAACACCGATTATAAAAGAAATTATGTCTTCTTTATTATATATAGTTTTTTTAAGCATCTCTGGTTTGTTTGATATAATAAAATTATATGCATCACGACACAAAGATATTCTTGTATTTACATCATTTTTTTCCCATAATTTACTAATTATTTGAAACATATCTTTACTATTAGAATAATCATAACCGATTATTTCACATATTGTATAAATTGGAATAATGTTGGTAACATTTTTTATTAAATCAAACTCACCTTTGTTTTTTTGTAAATTAAAAAGATTAGTTATATTTATGTATATTTTTTCTTCTATTCCATTAGATATAGCATCTTGATATATATTCATTAAAGCTTTTCTTTTACGCTGATAGTCCGGCGGCAGGTCTATTGAAAAACTTGATGTATCTGTTTTATTTGTTAGCGATAGTAAGTCTCGGCCAACTACTGCATCTATATTTTTATATGTAAATATACTATAATCAGATAAACCATTAACTACATCATTGTACCTACTTATAACCCAGCATTCATGATCCTCACTCCAGAGGATTGGATAATCACGCCGCAGTATTTTATACATTTGAATTAATTCAACATCCGTCATCTCGCTAGTAAATTTAAATTTCATAATTTATGAATACTCCATCTATTTCTTTTATTATACTTGTTGAAAAATCAGCTTTATCTTTATATTCAATATTTTTTATATCTATAAATAAGTTATTATTTATTATGTATTTTAAAAATTCTTGCAGCTGGAATCTGGCTAACGATATGCCGGGGCATCGGTGCGGTCCATGACCAAAAGCTAAATTTGAGTTTTTAAAATTTCTATGGATATTAAATATTGATAAATCATTAGGGCCATCAGTTTGAGCTGCCCCTGTTATGAACACGACTGAATCACCTGTGCAAATTTTTTTATTATGAATAAAAATATCTTTCAATGCTGTTCTGACTATATATTGAGATGTGTCGTTCAATCTCAAAGACTCTTCTACAAAATTAGGAATCCATTTTTTGTTGTTTAAAACTTGACAATATTGATCTTTATTTTTGTAAATATCATTAACTAAATTTAATATAGATCCAGAAACAGTTTTTGCACCAGACATCAATATTATTGAAGCATAGTACATTCTTTCATAATCAGTAAAATTTTCTTCTTTTTTAAAACTTGGTGGATTGTAGAGTAGACTTTTGGCAATTGTAATTATTGAGTCTGATTGTTCTTCAAGAGTGCTTTTATTAAAAAGCAGTTCTGACTGTTGTTTAATTAATAGCTCTTGATCTTTTTGAATATTTATTAAACTAAATAAAGCTTCATATGGATAGTCTGATGCAATATCTTTAAAAATAAAGATATCTCTATCTATCTTTATTCTATTGTTAAGATACTTTTTTATATCAATTATTAATTGATTTAAGTTAGCTTCATTAATAATATTTTTTAAAATTTTTTTATCTTTAAGATGTTCCGGTGGGTCATTCTCGCCAAATAAAATATTTGATCGATTAGAGTCAATTGGTTTTCTGGTCTCAAGTGTTATACCATACTTAGTAGAAAATGTTTTATAATCAGACAATCCTTTAGTAACATCATTATAACGAGAAATCATCCAACACTGGTTGATTTCACTCCACCAGCATGGATGATTATCTCTTAATTCTTTATATATTTTAAATCTATTATTTACAAAGTCAATAGAATTTAAATTAAAGTCTTCCATTAATCATTTCTTGTCGTTTAAGTGCCAAACAATATGGCCATCTATCTTCTCATCAACCTCTTTGATATCACCATGAAGACCCTTGAGCGCCTCCATAACAGCACCATGATCTTTGCGATTTTCTGTTCTAAACTTTTGAATCATAGCAACAAGAACACTACCTACGGTAGCAATACAAGCAACTATGATTGAAGCGATAGCGGCATCCATCACTCACCAAAAATCTTATCAACAATCTCTTCCGGTGAAAGTCCCAGGTCGCCGTACTCCTCAATATGATCAGCAAGAATCTGAATCAGATCGGCCTTCTTAACCGGATCCAGAGGAACCTTGGTTGCAGCAGGAGCCGGAGCATCTGGCTTATCAGTTGAAGAACCACGGGTTCCATAAACCTGGCCAGAGCGCTCTTCGGGATTTAAAGGAACTTCCTTCATAGCCTTACCGAGCTCGTCAGACTGCTCTGCATGCCATTCAGCTGCCTGCTGGTGTGACTTGGCCATATCTTCATGCCATGCCTTCATAGCATCATGCTTTCTTTTGACAATCTGTACATTGTCATACGGTAATTCAATAATCATTTTATTCTCCTTATTTACTACTCTTTGGATGACCTTTGGGTAAAAGATCGTTATCCGTTGTATAATTTGGGTTCGATGGCCTTCCATTTCTTAAAAGATATAGATAAGCATTAACTCTAGCCATTGCCCATTGACCTCTTGTCATACCAGGACGATGCGATGTTGAAAAAGCACCGGCCCCACGACGATAAACAGCTTTTAATGCTGCAAGTGTAGCTCTTTTTGAGCCAGCATCTACCTTTTTATTGTGATTTTCCATCTTTGTTTTCAAAGAAGAAGTAACAGCATCAGAAAAAGTCACAGATGAACCAGATTGTGCCGACCCTTTCGGGTTTTTGCGTGATCCACGCCGTCTTTCTGACGGTTTTGCAGGTGTTTTCCGTGGATCGTTAGCGCCAGGACGACCATATGTCACTTTTTCCATGTCATCATCTTCCATTTCGTCCTCGTCATCTTCATTTTCATTGACGTAACCTTTAGGAATAACAGCTAAACGACAATATCCGTCTGGTTCAATTGGGGAAACTATGATTCTACACACATTTTCGCTTTCATGAAGAGCGCAGTTTTCGCATTTAACACCAATTTCAGCGTTATCATTCTCTTCTGCGCTTATATAACCCACCCAAACACCATCGCCATCATCATTGAACTTTCCATATTTTTGAGTTATAGCGAGAAGAGCATTTGCAAACATTCTTTCTTCGGGATCAAGCATATTAAGCATTTCCTCATCATGACCCTCTTCTTCCTGATCATCGGGAGGCATATTAACATGCTCATTTTTTTCAAGAATCGATAAAACAATGGCCTCAGCATTCTCTTCCAGGCTCATTTGATCTAAAAACTCTTCGTAAGAAGAAACTTCGTCTTTCAATAAAAACTCGTTTAAAAAGTCGTAATCCGTATCGCCATACTCTTTTTTCACTTTTTTCCTCCGAGGATAGCCTTGCTGAGGATTTTTGATACCAGAACCCATAGATCCAGTAGTCACCTCGTTTGCTCTTTCAATATCAACATCGCCAATAGCAATGCCCTGAGCGAGAGCCTTTTTACGAGCCTCGGACTTAGAAGATTCGCTACCTGGCGTGTAGGTATAGCATTTACCTGAGTCACCCCATTTGTATCCAGGCTTATCTCCATCTGAGCACGATTGAATAGGCATAAGTCTAATTATACTATAGATTACTTATAATAGCTGTACAAATCTTCCTGATTCCATCTTTGAACCGGTATATACACATCCTCAAAAGTATTGTATGCTTCTTGTGAAGAATAGTATACTCTTGCGTAAGCTTTTCTAGAATGCTCTTCGTATACAGGACAGTCTGGATTGGGATCTAGATATAGAGCTTTAAAATGATAAGGATCTTCTTCCCAATGTATTGCATTAATAATTTTTAACTTAGTATTACAAAATGGACACAACTTTTCTGGATACGGAAAATCCTTGATCAGTCGCCCAATCAGACTAGGGTTGGAATCGTTTATCTTTTTTAAGAAAAAGTCACTCATCGTCATCCTCGCTACTGTCGTCAGCAAATGGATCATAGCCTAATTCTTTAATTTTAAACTTTAGTAAATAGTTAATTAACCCATCAATTTCGTTTTTAGCAATTTCAAGACCGTCCATCAAACAATTTAATTCATCAATTGCAATTACATAGTCATCTGATGGGGTAACTATTATAAAAGAAGGAGCATAGTTATTCTCAAAAGGAATACTTTTAATGTTTATTTGGAGGGTCTGAATATCCTCAAGTTCTTCGTCAAGATCTGTATACGGGACTATCCTCATCGATATCGATTCCTTTTTCAGAGAGAGCAACGACTTCTTGCTCGTTAATTAATAAATACCTAGCAACTTTTAAAAGATAATCTTTGTCATCATTTTCTTTTTTACCAAAGAAAAGTATAAAGATATTATTGTAATAATTTTCTATATTTTTTATATCTACAAATTTAGCATTTTTAATACCAAAAGAGTTAAGCAATATATTAGTATATCTATAATATTTTGTAGGATTTGCCAATATAACAATATTACTATTTTTTATGTAAGGTATAAAATTTTTAATGTAAGGATAAGGAATGTAGTCATCCGAAGCGAGGATCACCGTCTTTCCAGATAAATCTACATTAAGATCTTTTTGAAGCTGCACCTATCAATCCTATCATCATGTGAATAAAAATCACACATAGTAGGCTACCCAAGATGCCGGGATCAATGTCGAATCCTAAACTAAGGCCATATCTAAAAAGAATAACATTTGTAAATGTCCAAATTAAAACATTGATAAAAATTGATATCTTACTCAAATCGATTCCCTTCCGTTGCTCACCCAGCTCTTGTGGGTGACTGGGAGTATACTAGCAAACATTTCCTCTATTTCGAACGCAAATTTAGCTATTTCCATCTGAGCGTTGTCATCGTTCCGAAGGGATAAAAAATTCATCAGACTTCGAGCATTCACGGTCCAGATGAACTCCGTATACTGCCCCACCGGTAAAATAGACCTAGCCAGTTCTTTTGCAACTCCAATATTAAGTAAATGTCGATATGCCTTTTCTGCCGCTGAATAAACATTCTCAAACTGACGACTAACCTCTGAGTGCGCCGCTTCAGGAAATTTCATTGGTTCAAAAGTATATGCGCCTGGTTTTCCGACTTGGGTTCTGACATCTTCTTTGTCTGGGTAAAAGAAGTCTATTTTTTCTGGTACATAGTACCTCATACTCATTTCGTTAAAAGACGACCAACGATGCCTGAACCACTCTCTAGCGACGAATATCGGACACTTAACTCTAAATTTAAAAACAACGTGCTCAAATGGTGTAGCATGTTTATTTTTTATAAGGTAATTAATTAACTTTGTTCCTGATTCATTCATCTCATCAAGTTCTGCTGAAAAACTTACTTTTGCAGCATTAACAATGCTTAAATCATCTCCCATTTTAGAAAGCAACTCTACATGACCTGCGTTTAAAACATATGAAAAATTGTTATCGGTGCTCATCAAAGATCGATGATATCATGATTTTTGAAAAAAATTGAAAATTCCAGAAGGTTTCTGAACCGGCCCGTGTATACTGCATGCTAAAGCATGCTTACGCGTTATACGCTTCATAAGCAAATATACTTTATTAGCGTAAAGGTATAAATGGTATAATATGAATATGAGAATTATTGCGATTGTTGAATCGGACGATGCTGGACCAGTCGCGATAGTGGACCCTGATCAAATTAGCATTTTGTCAATGCAAGACTTCTATTTGGCCGCGACAAGAGATCCTTATACGGAAAGACCCATTACTTGTGAAATTTCAGCGCAAGATGCAGCGATATTCATGAGTCGTGGTGTAAAATGTCTTACTCTTGAGTAATAGTCTATGAAAAAAATTAGCTGGTTTACACCCTCTACGTATGATGCATCTGGAGAACTTTGGAACAGTCTTGGGTTCAATAATGCGGCAATATCAATTATTAAAGCATTGAATGATAAAGAATGCGCTGTTTTTTACAATAGAAAAAATGTTCCATTTCATGTGAACTTCTGCCAACCACACTACTATCAGTTTGACAACGATTATATTGTTGGCTACACACCTTGGGAAAGCACTTCAATACCAAGCAGTTGGTTATACAACATGTCTTTATGTGACGAGATATGGGCAACGTCTTCTTTTGTAAAAGAAGTGTATGAAAGCAACAATGCTCATCCTAATATTCATATAATTCCTCATGGCATTGACCCAGATTATAAAATAATTGATAGAGAAATAACAGACACGTTTTACTTTCTTCATGTTGGTGGTGATTCTAAGAGAAAAAATGCGCAACTTGCAATTGATGCTTTTCTCGAATGTTTTGAATCCAAAAAAGAATACAAACTTATATTAAAATATAATAAGTATATTCATGCAGAAGTTTTTCATGAAAATGGATATGTTCATCCATCTAATCATCCTCAGATTATCTGTGTTCCAGATCAATTAAGCACTGAGCAAATGATTCGCTTGTATCATAAAGCTCATTGCCTCATTTATCCGACTAGTGGTGAAGGTTTTGGAATGATTCCATTTGAAGCAATTTGCACAGGAATGCCCAGCATAATAACTAACTTAACTGGCACTGCTGACTTCGCTAAGTATTCTATACCGTTAGAGGCTAGGTGGGGTAGCGCTGACTGGAACAGTCATTTGTACTCTTGTGACACCGGCGACTGGGCTGTACCGGACTTTGATCAATTATGTGATCTTATGGAACACGCTGTCAACGAATATGACGATTTCAAAAAGTATACGATTCAATCAGCAAAAATTCTTCACGAAGAGCGCTCCTGGTCGTCAGTTGCTGATAAGATCCTTTCTAGATTGGATTCTTACGAAAAAATTTAATGCACCCTAGCATTTACTATTTATCACAAATTTTCTAATTGATACGATTGAATTTACCAATTTTTAGGAGGAAGAATGAATATTTTATCTGACGAATTTATTAATTCGTATGCTGACAGAAAAGCACCCTGGGGTTTTAATGGTCTGGGAGAGATTGTTTACAAAAGAACATATGCTAGAGATATTGAAGAACTTGGTAGAAAAGAGTTCTGGCATGAGACAATTGGTCGATGTATTAATGGAGCGCAAGCTATTGGCGCTGGCTATACGGAAGATGAAGCAAAGAGGCTATTTGATTATATTTTCAATCTAAAAGGAATCTTTGCTGGCAGATCGCTCTGGCAGCTGGGGACACCTCTTGTTGAGAAAATGAGTGGTGTTTCACTTGTTAACTGCTGGATGACGACCATATCTTCGGTTGAGGACTTCCAGTTTTTGATGGACCACCTGATGGTTGGTGGTGGTGTAGGTTTTTCAGTCGAAAGATCTATTGTTTACAAGATGCCTAAGATTAAAAAAGTTGACTTTATTAGGCATGAGAGAACGAATGACGCAGACTTTATTGTTCCTGACTCTCGTCAAGGATGGTCTGCGCTTCTTGGTAAGGTTCTGTCAAGTTATTTTGATACAGGTGAATCTTTCTCCTACAGTACTGTCTTGATTAGAGGGTTTGGCGCTCCACTTAAGACATTTGGTGGTACTGCATCTGGGCCGGAAGTTTTGATTGAAGGCATTAATGATATCTGTAATATCCTTGACAAGCGTGTTGGAAAAGATATTCGATCCGTCGATGCGCTGGATATTGCAAATATCATCGGAAAGATCGTTGTAGCCGGCTCTGCTCGAAGATCAGCACAGATTGCCATTGGTGATCCAGATGACATTTTATTTTTAAGAGCGAAGAACTGGGGTCGTGGTGACATCCCTGGTTGGAGAGCTAACTCTAATAACTCTATCTTTGCTGACTCGTATGACGAAATGATTGACGAATTCTGGAAAGGCTATGATGGTTCTGGCGAGCCGTATGGGTTGATTAACAGAAAGTTAATTAGAAAGAATGGTCGTCTTGGTGAAAAGGTAAATGACAGCAAGGTGATCGGGACTAATCCGTGTGGAGAGATTGGCCTTGAAGATGGGGAGCCATGCAATCTTGCTGAGATTTTCTTGCCGAATATTTCCTCCAAAGAAGAACTGGTTGACATAAGTAAGTTGCTGTACAAGACGCAGAAGGCAATCACTACTCTTTGGTATCCATACAAAAAGAGTCGTGATGTCATTTCTAGGAATCGTCGCCTGGGGCAGGGGGTGACAGGTTGGCTTCAAGCAACAGAAGAGCAACTGTCTTGGGTTTCTGATGCCTATGTAGCTCTTAAGGAGTTTGACAAGGAGTGGTCCAGCCAGTCTGGAATTAATCCTTCTATCAAGCTTACAACTGTGAAACCCAGTGGAACGCTGAGTCTTCTGGCGGGCGTTACACCTGGTATCCATCCAGCGTATGCTCAGTATTATATTAGACGAGTAAGGATGGGCAGTAATGATCCTCTAGTTCAGTATTGCCGTGATAAAGGATACAATGTTGTTTACGATGTTGGTCTTGATGGTAAGGAAAATCATATGATTTGTGTGGTGGAATTTCCATGTGAAACCCCTGAGCATGCGACTCTTGCTAAAGATCTTACAGCTATTCAGCAGATGGAGTGGGTGGTCAAGGCTCAATCCGAGTGGGCCGACAATAACGTGAGCGTCACTGTTTACTACAGAAAAGAAGAACTTCCTGAGATCCGTCAGTGGTTGAGTAAAAACTATTCTAATAAGATCAAGTCTGTTTCTTTTTTGCTTCATAGTGATCACGGCTTCGCCCTTGCTCCCTATGAGGAAATCACAAAAGAAGAGTACTCTAAGAAAAAGAATAAGATTAAAGATCTTAATGCATTTGTTGATAGCGGCAATTCGATGTCAATTGAGGATCTGGAGTGTGAAGGTGGAGCCTGTCCAATCAAATAGTCAATATGTATGCATTATTTCCTACCCAAGGTCAGGCTCATCAGCCTTGGCGAACTTAATAAATAATAATTTTACTTATATTCAAAATGAAAGCAATGGTTTAATTATTGATATATGTAATATATATTTAAAAATAAAGAGTAGTGTTGCTATATCTTTATATAATTTAAATGGAGAAATTTTAGAACAATCTAGATTTAAAAATTATAATATTGATTTAATTGAAAAAAATTTAAGAGAAATATTTGTAGATCATTTTTCTTTTTATAAAAAAGATTTTTTAATTAAAGGATGGAAAGAAAATGATATATCGCCAATAAAATTTGGCGAAGAAAAATGCTTTCAATATATAGAATGTATTAAAAACATATTTCCAAATATAAAATTTATATTTAATATAAGAAATGAAATTGATACTTCAAAAAGTGGTTTATGGAAAAGAACGCCAAATGCTATATTGGAAATAAGTAGATGGATTGATTTCTTGTATAGAGCTTATAAAAACAATATAGATAATTCAATATTTATTGAATATGATCTATGGAAAAATGATTTAGAATATTTAAATAATAAATTAAATATAATATCTCTTAATTTAGATTATGAATATATATCTGATAAAAATTTTCAACTTAATCATTTAAAGTACTGGTAATATGTCAAAAAAATATTTAATAGAATTTAAAGTACCAATAAAATTAATAAGTGATAAAAAAATTGAAGATATTATGACTGAGGCGGCGCAGTGTTGTGATTCTATATATGGATTTAAACCATCAATTTGGTTTGCTGACATATCAGAGTTTGATTGTAATAATGAAATAATTAATAAATATTTCTATAATCCAAATTCATCTACTTTTATTGAAAAAATTTAATTCAACAGTGCGATTGACAAAAAGCGTATCATCTAGGTACGCTTTTTGTCATTTATGGTGCTTTTTTATCAAATTTAGTGTATGATATCTAGAATGAATGACGATTTGGTGAAGAACAAAAAAATCTGGGTTCCAGAGCGAGTCTACGGTGTCTGTATTTGGATAACAGCGGATGGAGTTCCGCTGTCTGACGGAGATGGTGTTCTTTCAGCCGAAGGTTTTGTTGGGGATAAGAATATTGAAAGGCAGGTTGCTGAAGCCGCCAGATATTGGACTGGAACCTCCGAAGGTTCTGTGCGCTGGGTTCACGGCGCTAGAAAGGTTTCTGATTCTGAGCGTGAGATGCAGGCTGAACGCCTGGCTAACGGCCTGGTCGCAGACCCCTACGAAGATGCAATTGAATATCTAGCAAGGAGAAGATGATGGCTCACGAAATGAATTATGTTGAAGATGAGGCAGAAGATCTTGAAATTGATGACGTAAATTATTTCCAGGTCTTATCTAAGTCTGAATCTTCAGATCCCTTTAGAAAAGTGAACTTTACTTCTTTATCACCGAAGATGAAGAGAAAATACTATAAATTGAATAAAAAGTATGAGGGAATTGACGGTGTTGGTACAAAGTATATAGACCCCGAAGAACTTGATGGTTATTCATTATACGATATTGTGTCTCCGCCGTATGATTTAGATAATCTTGCTGGCTTGTATGATACTAGTGCAATTCATAATGCGGCTATTAATGCAAGAGTAATGAACACTGTTGGATTAGGATATAGATTTGTAGAAACGACAAAATCTAAAAGACGACTGGAAAAAGCTCAAGTATCTGCTGATAAGCTATCTAGAGTTAGAAAGCAAATTCAGGACGCTAGAGAGGGGCTAGAAGATTTATTTGAAAATTTAAATCAAGAAGAGACATTTATAGAAACAGTTGTTCGCGTCTGGCTGGATGTTATTAGCACTGGCAACGGTTATCTTGAAATTGGTCGTAATAATGATGGGAAAATTGGTTATGTCGGCCATGTTCCGTCAACTCTTGTACGGGTTAGAAGAAAAAGAGATGGCTTTGTGCAGATTGCAAAAAGCAATAAGATACAAGCGGTGTTCTTCAGAAACTTTCAAGACACAGAGACACAAGATCCTATTAACTCAGATCCAATGCCAAACGAACTGATTCATTTTAAGATTTATTCTCCTAATAATACATATTATGGAGTACCGCCTGCAATATCAGCAGCTGCGGCCATTGTTGGCGATAAATTTGCGAAAGAATATAATATTGACTATTTTGAAAACAAGGCTATACCAAGATATGCTGTCCTTGTTAAGGGAGCTAAATTAAGCCATAGATCAAAACAAGAACTTGTCAACTACTTCAGAAATGAGGTTAAGGGCAGGAATCACGGAACACTCGTCATTCCGATACCTGCCTCTATTGGTCAGACGGCGGATATCAAGTTTGAAAAGCTAGAAGCTTCTGTTCAAGATGCATCTTTTGATAAGTATAGAAAATCAAATAGAGATGAAATTCTTATTGCTAACAGAGTCCCTGCCCCAAAGGTAGGAGTTTATGATAATGCAAACCTTGCTGTTTCTAGAGATGCAGATAAAACCTTTAAAACTCAAGTTATTGGGCCAGATCAAGCTCTGATTGAAAAGAAACTTAATCGTCTGATATCTGAGTTTACAGATGTATTGAAGATTGAGTTTGAGCGCATCGATCTTGTTGATGAAGACATTCAATCTAGAATCTATGATAGATATCTAAGAACTGAAGTTATTTCGCCAAATGAGGTTAGAACTGAACTTGGGTTCCCTGAAAGAATGGACGGAGATGAGGTTCTTCCTTTCCCGACAAAAGTTAAGAAGGAGGGGCCAGGCGCTCCTGCTGGTAATTCAAATAACGCATCGGCTTTCCCCGCTAAAAGCCCTTCTGATCGACAAGATGGTGCGACTGGTGATCGGGAAAACGGTGACCAGGCTGAGCGTGGTCAAAATCAAGATATAAATTCGGAGGATTAAAATGAGTGGAATAGTTTATAGCAACGGATCTTTGTCAGATAGCGATGGAGAAATTCAGTTTGCTGGTCATACAACAGATGTTTATATTGCAAATGTTGATACAAACCATTGGGTGGAGATAAAGCTTAACGGTGGCCCCTGGTCGGTCTGGATTCCAGATGCAAATAATCACAATCATAACTATGTTCATATTCCTGGTGACTACACGAAGATTCAGGTGATGACAGCATCATCTAATGTTTCTGTTTACGCAGTCGGCTAGTTGTTATTAAATAGTTTTTGATATAAAATAGAGGAATTATGGAAACTTTTAATTTATCATTTCCAATAACAATGGTGAAGAAAGAAGAGCGCATTGTTTCCGGCATCGCTACAGCAGATAATATTGATAAATCTGGTGATATTGTTGATTTTCAAGCCTCAGTTGAGGCTTTTAACTCTTGGGCTGGAAACATCCGTGAGATGCACTCACCAATTGCGGTTGGCAAAGCCATTAAATATGAGCCTGTAAAAATTAAGGGCGATGATGGTGAAGAATACAATGCCATGCGAGTTGATGCTTATATTTCAAAAGGAGCTCAAGACACATGGGAGAAAGTTTTAGATGGCACGCTGAGATCTTTTTCTATTGGCGGTAGAATTATTGAAAGAGAAGTTGACTCTAAAAAAATGTTTAGAGGCAGACCGGCTTCTATTATTAAAAAGTATGAACTTGGTGAACTAAGTTTAGTAGACAACCCCGCCAATCAGAATGCTGTGATTGACATTGTTAAAATGGCAGATGATGGCAATTTAGACTATATTTTAAAGATTGCTTGCGGTGACATCGATCTTAAAATACCAGCGTCTGTGCAGAAAATGGCGCGTGTAGGTTTAGAGCAGAGAAAAGAGCATGGTCGTGGTGGAACAAGTGTAGGCATGAGTTCTGCTCGTCGTCTGGCTGCTGGTGGAACTGCTAGTCCTGAGTTTGTTAGGAAGGTTGCAAGGTATTTCCCAAGACACGCTGTTGATTTAAGAGCGACTGGTGCTGATCCAGGTGATGATGGTTATCCGTCAAATGGTCGCATTGCTTGGAATCTTTGGGGCGGTACTCCTGGCTGGGTCTGGGCCAGAGCCAAGGTTCGTCAACTAGATAACTGCACTAAAAGCTTTGATGAAAACAATTTTGAAAAAGAATGTTCTTGTGGATGCGGAAGCAAAGAGGAATATGATATCATAAGTGAACTTAAAATTATCGCTGATTATTTGCAGATTGACGATAATTATGATAAGGTAAATAACATGGATTCGTCTACTCCTGATCCCAAACCAGAAGATATAGACAATAAATTAACTTTAATGAAGAGATTCATTAATTGGCTCTTACCCGAAGATCCTCAGGAAGATGCCGCAAAGTTTGCTTCAACCGAGAATGTTGAAGCGGAAGATGACAATTTGGAGGAACAAATGGATATAGAAATTCTCAAAGAAGCCCTCGGCACTGTCATCGATCAAAGGCTTACTGATTTCGCCGCTTCGATTAAAGAAGAGGTTGATGCATCAGTGACTGCAAAGATTGATGAACTCACTAAGGGTTTCGAGGCAAAGAACGCTGAACTTTCTGAGAAGCTGGACAGCGCTGAAAAGGCACTGGCTGAGCATGAAGAGAAGGTGGAGGCTATCGCTTCAACTGGAGCAATCAAGAAGAGCGTGGATCCCGAAGATGATGGAGAAGACGAGGAAATCGTTAAGTCTGAGAAGTCATTCTGGGGCAACGTCTATCTTCCCGATGGTCTGATCAAGACCCTTGGGTACAAGTCGTGAGAGGAGGAAAATAAAGAATGACTACTCAAGAAGATATTTTAGCAAAAGCAAATGAAGTTACTACAAGCGTTGTTGGCAACGCTTCTGGTGGACTTCTCAACGCTGAGCAGGCCAACCGCTTTCTTGACTTTGTGGTTGACCAGTCTGTTCTTATGCGAAACGCCCGTGTGGTTCGCATGCGTACCCCGTCGATGGATATCGACAAGTTGTCGGTTGGCACTCGCCTTCTGGCAAAGGCTACTGAAGCCACTGACACTGGTGCAAACTCCGCTGTCACATTCAGCAAGGTATCGCTTTCTAGCGTGAAACTTCGCCTTGATTGGGAGATCAGCACGGAGTCGCTGGAGGACAACATTGAAGGAGCCTCGCTGGAGGATCACATCGCTCAGGTGATGGCTCGCCAGACGGCTAATGACATGGATGATCTTCTTATCAATGGTAATACTTCTTCGGCCAATGGTCTGTTGAAGGCTCTTGATGGATATGTCAAGCTGGCTCTTGCTAGCGGAACCGTTGTTGACGAGGCCGGCGATGCTGTCTCTCGTTCGACGTTCGACAGAGTGTTGAGAAACATGCCGACCAAGTACTTGCAGCAGAGAAATCAGCTTCGTTACTTCACTGGCCCTGGCATTGTTCAGGATTCGATTTACAGCCTGGGCAACCCGAACTCGGCTACTGAGGCTACCGCTGGTGCTCCGTCACCTGGCTCGGTTGTTGGCGATGCCGCATTCCTTCAGGGTGCAATGCGTGCCAACGGTGGACCTGGTTCGACCGGCTTGGCTCCGTATGGTATCCCGCTGGTTGAGGTTCCGCTGATGCCGGAAACGGTGACTGGTGATTACTCTGGCGCTGCTGGTTCGCATGGTTACATTGAGTTGACCTTCCCGAACAACAGAATTGTTGGTATTCATCGTGACATCACGGTGTACCGTCAGTTCCAGCCGAAGACTGACACCATTCAGTACACGCAGTACATGCGAGTTGCTTCTAATATTGAGAACGCTGAGTCGTATGTGATTGCCAAGAACGTCAAGCTTCGTAGCTTGTGATCTTAGGCTGTTATAGTTACATATAAAAGCCTGGTACGCCCCGATGAAAAATCGGGGCGTACTGCTTTATATAGAATGTTTTTTGTGATAAAATTTTATTTATGACTGATAACATTGTAAAATCTGAAGATGCAGCACCAAAGAAAAAGGCGGCTTCAAAGCCTGCTGTTGAAAAGGTAGAGGCTGTCGAATCTACTGTAGAAAAAGAAAGTGTAGAAACTAAGCCAAAAAAGTCACCTACTCCAAAGAAAAAGGTGTCTACTGCATCTGACGGTAAAAAGTTTGTTTATTTTGATTCTGGAGTTGCTTATGTAACTAAAGCAGGATTTAGATTTACAAGAGAAAATAGAATTTATGAAATTGATAATGAAGAAGCTGACTATTTGTTAAGCTTAACAAATTTCAGGCTTCCGACTCAGCTTGAGTTAGAAGATCATTATAAGGAGAATAACTAATGGCTGGTAATCTTAGTGATTATTTAGAAAATAAACTTTTGGATCACTTCCTGGGTACGACTGCTTATACGATGCCTACACCTATTTATGTTGCATTGTATACTGCATCTCCAAATGATGCAGGTGGTGGAACTGAAGTAACTGGTGGATCTTACGCAAGACAGACTGCTACTTTTGATGCAGCTGCTAATGGCGCAACACAGAATGATACAGATATTGACTTTGTTGATATGCCTAACTGTGTTGTGGTTGCTATTGGACTGCACGATGCTAGCACTGGTGGAAACTTGCTTGTTCATGGCGACTTAACTGCTAATAAGTCGTTGGATGCTGGCGACACTTTGAGAATTGCTACGGGCGATCTTGACATCAGCATCAACTAATTAGGGGTTGTAATGGAAAGAAGAGAGATTTTAGGTAGCGTTGTTTTAACACAAACATCTTCATCTGTGCTTTCTTCTGATATGACAATATCTGTAGTTGATGGGTCAACTTTTCCTGATGGTTCTTCTGGAAAACCTTTTGTAATTGTTTTAAACAGAGGAACACCGCTGGAAGAAAAAATTCTTTGCTCTTTAAGAGTTGGTGGTGATTTTACTGTGTCAAGTCGTGGTTATGATGGAACATCTCCTCAAAACCATGCGAACGGAACAAGGGTGGATCATGTGCTTGATGCAACTGCGATGCAGGACATGAATGACTCTTTATATGATACACAAGTTATGTATTGGATGGAGGCGCACTGATGGCAACTTTAAAACCAAAATTAATGTATCAAGGTAATGATGTTGCTGCTAATGTCTATTCTGTTGCAAATACATCAACGCTTTATTCTATTATTAAATCAATAAATGTTTGTAATACTAGTAATACAACTAATGCATCGGCATCTATCCACATTCTTGTTGACGGCGATACGCCAAGTGCATCTAATAAAATTATTAGCAATGCAAATGTTATAAGAAACGATGTTTTGTATTACAATACATCGATTGTTATACCAGCCAATAGCAATCTTTATGTTTCTTCTAGTTCAAATACAGTAACTTTTACAATTAGCGGGGTGGAGTATGCCTAATCTTGTTAATAATGGAGCCTCTTCAACAAATAATCCAACCTTGATAAGGACATGGGATCCTTCTGTTGAGCAAATTTTAATTGGCGATAAGTTCTATGGACTGAAGTACTATCAGTCGAACGGCAAACTTGTGATTCAAGAAATTGATGATGCAACTGTGCCTATTGAAATTCCTGACTACAGGGTTGGGGATTCTTTAATTACTGGAAATATAACCACTTATCAAGGTGGTGAGACTTTGGCAAGCGCTATATCTAATTTAGATCCTGGCGATACATTTGAACCATTCAATGAGGATGTATATAAAAACTGGTTCACCAGTTATACCAGAACAACCTTTTCATGGTACAATAGTGGAGGCGGTAGTAAGCCTGGTCATTTACTTATGGAGTTTGAATAATGTCACAATCAATCGATTTAGGTAGAATTAGGTTCTACTACAGAGACTCGTATAACGCTAATACAACTTATGAAATTAATGATGTTGTTTCATACGGTGGTAGCGCATATGTCTATAAATTTGCTACTAATACATCAGGTAATTTACCTACTAATGCAACATATTGGTCAAAACTTGCAGAGGGCGTTGACTATAGAGGCGTATGGTCGCCCTCAACTGAATATTTCCCAAATGACATTGTTGTGTATGCAAATGCAGTGTATATTTGTTCTTCTGCCCATAATTCTAATGGTAGCCAGATTGGGTTTTATACTGATTTTAATTTAAATAGATGGTCGCTTTTAACTTATGGATTTAAATGGGAAGGTGCATGGGTTGCAAATACGCTGTATCAGCCATATGACATTGTTTCTTATGCTGGTAATGCTTATTTAGCGAATGCTCAATTTACATCAAATACCGTTTCATTTGATAATGATACTGATTGGGTCTTATTTGCCCAGGGGTCTGCTGGTGGAGAGGTTGCTACTCAATCTTCAAACTCCGGTAAGCTTCTTTCTACTAATGGTACATCCACTGAGTGGGTTTCTAATATTTCTTTTGATCAGGCTGATGGTAATGTTGTTGATCTTTCAACCAATCTTTATGTTGGTGCTAATGCCTCCACATTTGGCCTCACGCTTCAAGATGCTGTTGCAACATTTACTGTAAATACGAATGACTTTGCGCAGATTGCTTTTAAGAATGAAGGCAATGATGCAAATACTTCTACTGACATTATTGCTTATATGGCAAATGGTGATGATACTACTGGCTGGATTGACATGGGTATCACCTCTGAAACTTTCAATGACCCAGAGTTCACAATCACTGGTAAGGGTGATGGCTATATCTTCATGGAAGGTCTTGCTAACTCTAACTCTGGCGGTAACCTTGTTATTGCAACAGGTGGTCATGGAAATAATAACTACATTGTTTTCGCTGCTGGTGGTTTGGCTTCTGATAATACTCAGATGACCATTTTCCCCGATCAGAACGTCCATGTTGAAATCACAACGGATTCTGTGTCTCCGACGACCGGTGCTCTCACTGTGGTTGGCGGTATTGGTACGCAGGGTAACATCAACCTTCTTGGTGACTTGACTGTTCAAGGATCTATTAATGTTTCGGGTGGTGCTTTCCAGGCTGAAACAGTTACCTCTGTTGCGCCTATTTTCTCTACTGGCGCTGGTGCTGTTGGCGATGCAATTGAGAGAGGATTTATTGCTGAGTATAAGAGAACTACTTCTGATTATACTTTTGATATCGGCTCTATTGAATCTTCTAATACAACTTTGACGATTAGAAGATTGGCTTATGGTACTTCTACGAAGACTCTGACCAGCAATGTTGCAACCGTTGATCTTGGTGTTGCACACACAATGGTTGCTGGTGAGGAGATTATTGTTTCTAATCTTGGAGCGCCGTTCGATGGTACACATACAATTACTACTGTTGGCGCTAATACTGTTTCTTATGCGGTTGAAAATGCTGATATTCCTACTGCTGGTGATGTCGATGGCGAAGTTGCACCTCAAATCAGCAATACACTCGTTGTTAATGGCGATAGAATAACAATTGCTAACTCTAATATTGCTGCAATTAATGGCAATAGAGACTTTGTGATTGCTGTTTCTGGTAACACAGTGACAGCAAACTTTGGTACTGTTATTGCAAATACCCTTGCTACGGGCGATATTGTGGTTAACACCAAGACGGCTTTTTCTGGTTTGGTGCGAGGTGATTCGTCTGAGGGTAACAACTGGTACTTGATTGGTAATATTCCTCCCGCTAGTTCGAATGGAATTCATGTTCCTCCAACAAATGATATCAATTTGTCTTCTAATACTTTAACGTATGGAAGAATGAAACTGAACAGTTTGGCTTTGGTTGCCAACGGCAACACTGCACCAACAATCACTGGTGATGCCACTGTGAGTGGAAATATCGCATTCACTGGTACTCCCACATTTACTGGCGGTATCAGAGTTCAGGAGATGAATGAAGATGTATATGATCTTGGCACTCTCTCTGGCGCAGCAACATCGATTTCTGCTAACTACCAGGACGCAAACATCTTTTATATTAACTTTGCTAGCGCTCAAATTAACCCAGAACTACAGTTGAGCAATGTGCCAACCACAGATGGTCGTATTTTTACTATTAACTTTATTGTTAATCAAGGCCAGTCTACTGGTTATTACCCAGCAACTATGACGATTAATGGAAGTGCAAGTATTCCTATCAAATGGGCTAATGGGGCCGCCCCTGTACCAACTAGTAATCAAGCTTCTAATAAACTAGATATATTTAGCTATACAATCATGAGGCTTTCTGGTGCTTGGACGGTATTTGGAAGCTCAAACTTAAACTTCTAATAGGAGATTATTATGCCTTTTGTAAACAGTATGCGTGGAGTACACGGAGTGCAATCTGGTGTTACTTCTACTGGTCTAGTTTTAGATTTGATTACTGGTGGTACTATTACTACTTCTGGCGATTACCGCATACATACATTTACCACATCGGGTACTTTTCAAACTTATACTAAATTAAATTTGGAAGTTTTGGCTGTTGGTGGTGGTGGTAATGGCTATGTACATCCTACCTATGGTGGTGGTGGAGGCGGTGGTGGTGGTGTTGTCTCATCGAATGTGACTCTCGCTGCTGGGCCTTCTTCTTGTCCTGTTGTTGTTGGTGGTCCTGCAACAGCAAGCGTTTTGACAACTCCTGTTACGACGGTTACTGCGAACGCAGGAACGCCTGCTCCTCCCCCTGGCCGCGATAGTCGCGCTGGTGGTACTTCTGGCAACGGCTTTTTGGGTGCTGATTATGCCGATAGTGGTTATACTGGTGGTGGAGGTGGTGGCGCTGGCGCTGCAGCTCCTGCTCCGTCTACTGCCAGTAAAACAGGTGGCCAGGGTGTGGAATCCAATATAACAGGTACAAATGTTTGGTATGGTGGTGGTGGTGCTGGTGGTGGTGTGAACAGACCCCCGTATCCAGCAGTTGACAAGTGTGGCAACGCATTTACACAACCTGGCTATACTTATCCTTTTGGCGTTGGAGGTATTGGTGGTGGTGGTCTAGCACCAGATAATCCTGGTGTTTATAATGGTAAACCCAACACTGGTGGCGGAGCATCTGGGTCTGCTGTATTTGGATACAATACTCAGTATACTGGTGGGCCGGGAATTGTTGTTATAAGGTATAAATACAAATGATTGATGAATTTAAAGAATCTAGAGATTTTAATATATTAAAGTGCCGTGGTTGGGGGAGTAAGCCAACTCCGTTCGTCCAGTCAAGATTGACTTTTTGGGATAATGAAAAAGAAAAATGGGCGCATTCTTGGATTAGAGAAGATCTTAATGGAAACTTAAGAGATTTTTTTGATCATGATAATATTAGAACAAATGGGTTCTATATGATTCTTAAATGTTTAGATGCTACTAGTTATAATAAAGGATCTGACGTAGATAAAAATCAAAAAATTATATGTGATCCATTTATTGATAAATACTATCCTGTCCAACCATGTTGGCCAAAAGAAACTAAATATCCACCGTTTAAAGAATTTGAATTTCCTGCTCAGTTTGGTGTGACAGAATTAAATGATCAATATAATTGGGTTTTTCAAAATCTTGAAATTATTTATGATGGAAGGCCAAATTTTTATATTGATTTTACAAATCTTGTAAATTTAAATAAAAAAGATGAGTCAGCATCTGGATTTGCAAAATGGTTAGCACCATATGAAGTCTCAGATGAATTAGAATCGTGGTTTATGAAAATACCGCCTCATAATTGTGCGAGAACTCTTGGTGAACTATTTAAACTAATTATTGATTGGGATCTTGCATATCATGAATTTGGCAATAGAGAAGAAATAGCAATTTTATGTCATAAAATTATAGGTAGCATTAATTTGCCGATAGAATTATATGAACTAATTATTAAAGAAACACCCGATTCGATAGTAAGAAGATATTTAAAAAATGATAAAAATGCACTGGAGCTTGGCGACAGACCAGAAACACCACAGATATTAATTGATTGGTGCAAAGAAAAATACTGGGATCTTAGGTATACATCTATGGATGAAATACATAATACACCAGATGTTGATGATAAGCATTATTACAAGAGAAGCATAGTGTAATATTTTTATGTCTTTAGCTGTTCGTTTAAATAGCGTTAATAGAGTTGTTGAGTGTATTGAGATTCCTAATGAAGAGGATGAAAATGCGTCAAATTTTATTAATTTTGTTTTAAAATTAAAAGGCACATGGGTTAGTACATCTGGCAAAGAATGGCCATATGATAGCAATGTTACTATTGGATGTACATTTATACCTGAAAAAAATAAATTTATTATTGATAAACCATTTGACAACTGGGTGCTTGATGAAAATGAATTATGGGTTCCTCCTGAAAAAAATAATCTTAGAAATATGAATTTTGGATATGAGAATGAAGTATCTGAAGGACCACAATTTATTTGGGACCAAGAGAGAGGAAAGTGGGGGCATATTGGAGTCCCGCCTTGGATTCTTGGCGAGCGTGAAAGGGATAATGGATTTTACTTTATATCAAAAGCAAAAATGAATGAATCATTCAATGATGCTTCTGATTATGTTAATGGTATGAATGTCGTTTGCTTGCCAAAGTCATACGTATATGTTGATGTACATCCAGACTGGGAACCTGGTTTCATATATCCAATATTTAGAGAAACTTATGGTAAAAAATATAATATATTAAATAGTAACCCTGAAAGATTTTACTCACATAAAAATTATGTAATTATATTTGATGGTGCTCCATATTATTTTATTCAACATGTAAATTTGTGTGATTTAAATAAGCCAATTAAAAAAAATAATGCTCATCACGATGTTCATAATATATATGAAATATCAGTTGATTTAGAAAATGAACATATAGCTCAATACCCATTTATATGCGGTAGAACAATGTCAGAGTTATTTAAGCTAATAATAGATTGGGATTTGGAATATCATTATAGCAATGATAGAAGTAATACAGCTACTATATGTCACAATATTCTATCTACGATAGATATGCCAGATGATATTTATAAAGAGATTTATGATACAACACCAGAATCAATTCTTCGTAGATATTTGAATGGTGATAGTGAATATTATAATATAGGCCAAAGACCAATTACTAGTGAAAAAATTCTAGAGTGGGCAGCGGAAAAATATTGGAATTTAAGATATCTTAAGCATCATCAAAATCTTAATATAAAAGAATATAATTTAGATCACTACTGTAAATAGTGTATATATTTTTTATTCTTTTTCAATGGTTGTCCGACAAAATCTCTTTTATCAAATTTGAATTCTGAGAATGGGCCATTACGATCAACGTAATGAAAGAACCCTTGCACATGCCAGTCATTTTGGCCGCATTGTAGTTCATCTCTCCAATGCTCAACCTCGTATCCGCGATAAATAGCTAGATCACCAGGATTTAGATATATTGGTGAGTCATTCATAAAAATTGGCCAGGGGTCTGATTCATAAGTATATCTAAAAGATAGAGTTGCTGATATCTCGCAAGATTCCCTATCCGAATGCTTCTTTAGATCATCTCCATTTCTGTATATCCTATAGTAAGAGTATGTCGGATATAGTTCCAATCCAGTATAATTTTCCATTACTGACTGTAACATTAATAATAATGTTTCCATTGCTGGATCGCCATATTTTGAATGTGCCTTAGGAACCTGAGGATCTCCGACTAGTGGATTTTGTATTTCATCAAACAAAGTATATTGACTAATAAATTCGATCATTTCCTCGCTAATAACAGATCGTACAACTGTATATTTTTTTTCTTTAAATTCTTTTACTGCATCCATCTATCTTTTATCCATGTCACTATTGCATATTTTGTACCTTCAACAATGGGATGAGCAATATGCTTATAAGCATAGTTTGAAGGGAAAAGAAGTAACATTCCAGGCTCTGGTTTTATTTTAATACCAAAATTTACAAACTCTATTTCTCCACCAATATAGTCATTATTTAAATATGCTATTGCTGAAATTGATCGACCATCCGCAGTGCCACCATCATAATGAGCATCATATTTTTGACCGCTAGAATATTTTAATACGCTGTAATATTCATGCATAAACTCTCCACTTATCTGATATTTATCTATATATGGAGCTAATGATGCGGCCAATAAAAAATACATCTGATTATGTATGTTTTTAGCTAGTTGATTGCCATAAACATCTGCTGCAGCAGTCAAACATAAGTCATAATTTGTTCTAACATTTTGATGGACACCTTCACCTATTGTCGATGCCCGACTCCAGTGTAGATCTGATTCTGGGTTAGCACATTCGGTCTCAATGGCTTCTATTGTTTCAAGCGGGTTAGGCCATGCATTCTCAAATATATCAATGCAACCAGCAATAGTCGTGTCGGGTTCTAGTCGTCCAGGGAATATTCCCATGCTGAATTTATTCATAAAGATAATTTTATCAGAATCTGTGTGTGACCTGGTGATTTAATACCTTTATAATTAAGATTGTTTTATAATTAATACATACAATTATGTTTAAAAACAATTTTAGAATTATAAAACTCCTACCTGTCGCTTTATGGATCCTTATGTGGCCATCAAGCGCTTTGCGCGCTACCGATGAGGGACAGCCGGGCGGTGATACAACCACATCAACTACATCAGTACCAGAGATGTTGTACCAAAATGGTCTTATGTATGAAACGTATCAGGGTTCAGGAGAATCTCCTATGATTCCCGACTCTGATTCTCAATTACTGTCTTCTGGTGCTGTTAATGAAATTAATTTTTCGTGGGAGGGTGGGGAAATTCTTGATTCGGGACAATACGAAAGAGTAATTGTTAAATTTACCGGCTGGATTATGGCCCCGATTGAACAAAGTTATTCTTTATGCGGGTCTAGCGATGATGGTTTTATTCTATATCTAGATGAGTCTCTTGTTATTAATGACTGGTTTGATCGTGGTGGTGGATGCGGCCAAACTGCTGATGTTGACTTTTCAGACGGTCAGCCAAAGCAGTTAACTGCTTATTATTACGAGAATGGTGGTGGGGCAAATGTTTTCCTTAACTACTATGTTGGTGAAGGGGTGTGGGATATTGTTCCATCTTCTTGGTATACAAATGAACCTTTAATACCACCTACAACTACAACAACTGTCCCTGA